CGTTTAAATTCTATGTCAGTAAAATACCCGCTCCGGGTAACGTTGTGCCGGCTTTCCGTAATGTGGTACAGCCCACTAAATTCACCAAGTCCATGGAGTGCGAAGTTATTGCCAGCAACCATCCAAGGGGCGCCGGCCATTTGTGCCGATCCGGTAAACTCTTTTCCGTTCTCCCGGTGGAGCGCCGCTTTGGCTTTTTGGTCGGCCTGGGCTGTTGTTTCTGCCCTGGCGACCACCACGTGTTCGTCGCCAGGTGCAGCCGTTGCAAAACTTACACCCGATGCGTTTTGGAAGGTATCGGCTTTGTATTCGTATTGGACGGCTTTTTTGGCTGTTGGGTTCCGGGCCGCAACTTTGGCGCCGGCATAGGTGCCAACCGTTTTTATCCGGATTGCGTACCGGATCAGGTCGGCGGGCGTCAGGGTGCCGGCAGGCTGGGCCGCTTCCAGGTCATACACCGAATGGAATGTAATGGTTTTATCCCGCAGGCTGAACACATACCCGTATTCAGCGGCCAACCGTGACAGGTATTGCAAATCGGTTTGCCGGTGTTGTGTACTCCGTTTAATGGCGACGTTCCCGATGGTACCCTGCAAAGAAAACCCGTGTTTGTCGGCAATGGCCTGGGCAATTTGGCGAAGCGTTTTCTTTTCGTGTGCGCTGCTGGTTTTGGTACGAACGGCCTTCCCGGCGCCGGCAGCAATGGCCCGGATGGTTAGGGTGTTTGGCGGCCCTTCATATTCAACCTCGTCAACTTCAAAGGTGCCACAGTTTACAGATACGCCAGCATTGCCCAGGGTAATGACCAGGCTATCGCCGCGCTCGGGCAGCCAGGCGTTACGGAACCGGCCATCGGTGTCATCGAGGCGCAATTCAACTTCGTCGGCCGATCCCTCTACCCGATCCGTATAATTCAACGACAGCAGCATCGGCGCCAGGTCGCCCGTGACGTTTTTGCCGTTGTATTGAATCAAATACGAGTATTTTGGTACGCTTGCCATATCATTTTTTCCAAGGTGGTAAAACTGTTGCGGCGGATGTGCCTCCGGTCACGGTTTCAATGATCGGGACAATGATCCGGAGGCCGGCATCTAAAAAAGGCGTCGCCACGACCCCAGGGTTTGCAGCGATCAGGTTTAAAAATTGCCCTGCCCGGCCATAGGCTTTGAATGAGATCAAATCCCAACGGTCCCCGGCGACAGTGATGTATTCGGTAAATTCGGTTGTCATAGTCTGCGAAGGCTGATTTGGTTCTCAATATTGGTGCCCTTAGTTACCATATCTCCAAACAGTGTGCCCAGCCCTTGCACACCGGCAAAGGCATTACCAGCGTCGCCGCTGATGATCGCTTGAATGACCGCTGGTATTGCCCCGGCTGCCTGCTGTGCGGCTGCCAGCATTTTCGGAGCGGTTTGGGCGAGGTTGACATAGGTTTGGAGGTTTGAAATAACCTTTTCCACGGATGCCTGTGCCGCCTCTATTTGCTCCTTTGCCTGCCTTAACCGGCTGGCTGCCGTCGTGGTATCCGCCTGTGCCCGCTTTATTTGCGCCTGGGCAGCGACGGCCCGCGATTGGGCATCACGTGCAGATGCGCTCGTGATAGTGGAAGGTCGGCCCGGTAGTGCAGCCACAGGCCGCACAGGTACAACTTTCCTTCTGTCGTTTGCAAATGCAGCATCCTCGGCGCCCTGCTGGGCTGTTTCGTTTGCATTGGGGTCGTAGAACTCCCGTGCTGTAACATCTACCATCGCTTCAATGAGCGCACCATCTGGCGCCCACTGAATTTCATTTATCCCCAGTTGTGTTATCACATACCGCCCCAGCAGTTGCCCGGCGCCATCGGTGAGCGGCAAAATAGTCGCCGCTTCTTTGGCCTGGCGCAATTGCCCGACAACGGTTGGCACATCCACAAATTGCCGGTGGAGGTGCATCGTAAACCCAACCTCTGTTAACTCGTCCCCGACGTGTTGCAACCTGGGGCGCCCGGTGGCCAATGCCACGTCGCCATATTTGGCCGCCTCCGTGTACCGGATGCTGTCAGGAGTAAGAAGCCCCTGAAATGTGATAGGGCCGAAAGTTGCGTATGCCATGCGTCAAAATTTTACCCGCTGCCCGCGTTGGATTGCGTCGTTTATGATCCGGGCCAATTCATCTTTGTGTGTCCGTAACACCGCCATCAGATCGCCACCATTTGCCCCAGGTGAAAGATTTACTGTCGGCGAGTAGTGTATAACCACTCCGCCACCAGAACCGCCCTGTGCAGCCCCAACAGGCGCCAGGGCTGGCGTTCTGGCCACGGTGCCAAATGCTGCCCGCGTGACGTTCCCGATTGCCTTTACCAATGGCGCAGGTACCAGGGCGCCCGCAATTGTTTCGACAATCTGGACCCGGTGCAGGTCACGGAATGCCCCCTCTTTGGCTGGGCTAAACGGCAGGAACGCCCGCATTTTTTTGGTCAGGTTGCCGATTGCTTCGCCCACTTTCCCGATCATCGACATGATCCCGTCAATAATGGATGTGACGATGTTTTTGCCGGCCTCCCAAAATTTCGCTCCCAGCCCTTTCAGCCAATCCCAAACCTTCATAAACACCCCTTTGATAGATGTAAAGACCCAGGAGTAAAACTGTACTATTTTAGACCAGTTTTTTATGATGATCCCGAGCGGGTTTACAGTGCTGAATACCATCCAAATGAATTTAACCCCAGCCAGGAAAGCCCCCTTTATCCAGTTCCACGCCTGCACCGCATAGCCTACGATTGCCTTCCAAATCTTGTTAAAGAAGGCCGCGATGTCATTCCAGTAAACATAGATCAGGGCCGCAACCGCTACCACTGCCATCGCTATCAGGATGACCGGATTTGCCGCTGCCAAAACGTTCATCATCAACAACGCACCATTCACCAATTTAATCGCCCCAGCGATCATCAGGACAGCGGAAACGCCAGCAGTAACCAACCCAATAAATTTGAACAGTTTGGGATTGTGGCTGGCAAAATTTTGGATAGCGGCGGCTGCCCGGTTCATCAAACCGACGATTGCCTTAATTTCTGGGCCAATGGATTGCCCCATTGCGGCCATAGCGTTTTCCACGGTGCCCGCCGCTGCCTCCCAAAGATTGGCCACTGTGCCGGCTTGTATGGACACCTTTTGGTCGAGGCTGCCCTGGGCTGCCATTTTCTGGACAGCTGCATTGTACCCGGCGACGCCATTGGCCGCAATGATCGCAGCGATCTTCCTGTCCTCGCCTTCGCCGAAGATCGAGGTAAGTATCGACAACCGTTGTGCGTCTGATAACTTCCCAAGTTGCCCCAGTTGCCCGACCAGGTTTTCCACCCCCTTGAATTTCCCGGTGGCTTTATCCACAAAGTCCCAATGGAGGCCGTACTGCTGCAATTGCGCGTTCGCCGCTGCCATCTTTTTGGGGTCAAAGATCGCAGTCATAAGCCGGGACATACCCGATCCCGCCGTTTCCCCTGACTTTGTGATTGGGATAATGGTACTGAACAGGGCCGCGAATTTACTGGCATCCCCCAGGCCGCCGAGGCCAAACTGTTTGAAGCCTGCCCGCCCAAAGGCGTATCCCATTTCCGTGGTTTCCACTCCAAGGTTTCGCGTCCGTTGGATCACATCCATAAACTTTTCCATATCCTTGGAAGCGACACCGGTTGCAATGGCAAGTTGAGCCGCGAATTTAGCACCCTCTGCGTATGGCATTTTCAAAACAATCGCAAGTTTGGCCGCCGCGCTGCCGGTGCCATCAAGGATGTCTTGTGCTACTTGCCCGTTACGCATCAACTCTATCATCATGCCCTGCAAATCAGCCGTTGTACCCGGCAAGATGTTGCCCAACTTAATCGCCAGGGCATTCACGTCTTTAAACTTGTCCCCAACCAACCCGGCGTCATTGGTCATTTGGCTGGCAAGGTCGGCGCTGGATGATTCCAGTTTTGTGTAGGCCGAGATGACGGGCACCATACCGGCAGCAATGGCCCCACCATATCCAATCAGTCCATACCCGGCTGTCGTGTAACGTTGCGACTTTTCTGCCAACCCACGTAGAGCGCCCTCCGACCTGGCTGCTGCCTGGGCTACGACACGGCTCATGTGGTCGTATGCCGTGAGGATGATCGCTGCCCGCATAATGTTATTCATCGTCAGGAGGCTTGTTTAGTTTGTTGTGCAATTTTTTGGCTTCAATACTCCACCAAAAAAGGTCGCCGATCCGCATATCCATTAAAGCCCGGTGCGAAAAGTGGCAGAAGTGCGCAAGGAACACAAAATCCTCCGCACTTAAATAAAATTTGACCCAAACTCGGCCATGATTGTCAGGTAATCATTGAGCGGCATTTCTTCAATATCCTCCATTACGATTGCCCGGCCATCATAAACGACGAGCAGGGAAACCAGGGCAGGCATGAATTTGGTTTGGTCGCCGTTGGCGATGCGCCCCGCTTCCATCGCGTGTTTGCCCTTGCCTTCGGTAAGGATCGCAGTTTTGCCGCTGGGCAAAGTCAGGGTTTTGGTTCCGGGTTGGGTTGGTGTTGCTGTTGTGGTGGTTTCCATGTGTGTGAATGTTACCTATCTGTTTAAAAAAAGGGCACAGGGACGGCGCCCGGTGCCCAGGTGTTTTATCTGTGCGGTTTGGCCTGGGGTTTAGATGCCCAGGTTTTGCCGGTAGTTTGCCAGTATGTCCTCGCCGTCCACTTTGTAGATATTGGCCAGAACATCAATTTCGTAGATCGCAGCCCCGTCGAACTCTACTTTTACATAGGTGACGGTGAGCATGGATTCCAGTTCGACGTTATCGTGCTGTTTGAAGTTGCCAGCGGGTACGTTCTTGAACATCCCGGTAACATAGCACACCACGGGCCGCTCGGCTGTGCGCCCTGCTGCACCGTATTCTTCCACGGAGCCACGGCATTGCAGTTGCACCGCCTGGGTCGGGTTGGCGGCCTTCTTCATTACCTCTGCGTAAAAAGAATTCCACTTGATTTTGCACTCCATTTTGTCGATGCCGCTGAAAAGTTCAACGGTACCAACCATACCGAGGCCTTTGTGGTCGGCCATCTTGTGTTTGATGTCGGGCAGGGTGATTTCTTCGGCACGGCCGAGAAAACTGTTGCCATCGACGTAGATATTGGCGTTCGTGAGCCGGTTTACTTTCAGTGACATGGCGTGTGTGTGTTTTATGCCCAGCCGGGCCGGTTCTTATTTAAGGTTTTTGAGGTAGTCGATATTGATAAACGATTCGAACGTGATGCGCTCGGTGGCAACCGGTGGCATAAAGTCGATATCGAACGTCAGGTGCCCGGCAGCCAATTCGGTCGGCGGGTTCTTGGTAACGTCGTACCGGCAAACGCCATCGATCAGGGCGCCGCGCCCGATCAGCGTCCGGATAAACGAATTGACGCTCTCCCGGATCGCGTCGATGATCGCTTGGTTCAATGGCCGGTCCAGGAATTGGAGCATGGCTTGTTCGACGCTGACGTGGATAACGTCGGCTGTGCGCCGTACAGGGATGAACGTTTGCGGATCGCTGGCGGATGGGAAACTTGCATTGCGGTTGCCCCAAAGCCGGAAGCCCGTACCAAAGGCGTTGAAGATGGTAACGATCCCGGCAGCATTCAATTGATTGGCTTCGCTGTTCGGGTCGTTTATGCTGGCGCTGATGGTTGTCAGCGGCGCCGTGATGCCTTTGATCTCGCGGTTAGATGGCGACCACCAATAACCGTTTTCGCTGTCCTGTGCGCAAATGACGCCGGCCACATACGGGGTGACGGATCGGGTGTCACTGTTGCCGGTGCGCAAGTTGGGCACCAATACGTTCGGGAATGCCAAAATGGTCCGTTGGCTGGATGTGCCCCAGCCGTAGAAACTGCCGGCATTGCCACGAGCGGCAATAACCTGTGAAACGCTACCGCTGTTCGGCCCGTCCAGAATACAGACACCACGGTAAGCATCGGCAGCAACTTGGAGCGCTTGGTTTACACCATCCAAATCCAATTCTTGGATGTCTGGGGCGATGAATATTTTGGCATCGAAACCGAATGTACCTTGCGCCAGGGCAAAGGCTTCCAGGCCGGTAGGCGATACGCCAGCCGTGCCAACAAATTGCTCGGGCGTCAATGTGGTGGTGTCCAGATAATCGTAGGACACTTTCAGTGACGTGCCATTGGGCAGCGTATCGAGGTCCAGGATCGTAAACACGCCAAAGTCGTCTTTGGAGTAATGGGTTCCCTCTGTGTAGGTGATGGAACCGGCGCTGTTCTTGACGCTGTAACTGCTGCCAACGGGCTGAAACTCCGATGTGAATTTGCCATTGGCAACGGCGACAACTTCATCAACAACAGATGCGAGGTTATCACCTTCATCCAACACGTTGACGACGATCACCTGGCCGGCGCCCTGGGCAAAAATGGCGTTCAATGCCTGGGGTATGGTAAAGCCGTCAAGTTCGGAGCCAAACTGCTCGGCGTCATTCTTGGAACTGACGAGCGTCAGCGTGTTTACCGGGCCTTTCGGTGCGATCCCTACGAGGCCGACAACGGCGCTCCGCACAATGGTAATCGGTACGGCGCCTTTTTTTACTTCCAGGGTTTCGACCCCGTGCAAGAAACCTGACATGATGGATGCGGTTTTAGTTTAAATATTGAG